CTTCTCATCTTCTCGGATTTCCTCGCCAGTCATCTTTGTCACAACCTTCATCGGGTATGTCTGGTTTTCGGTGTCAACCATGCACCAAAGGCAAGGTCGAATCATGTCTTGAACATCCACATGAAGAACTTGTTCGTTGCATCTTGCAACGCGGTCATCGAAGTACAGCATCGGGATATTGATTACCTGTTCTGCTGTAATCTCCAATGGATACTTGTAGATTACCCTCACGTTTGCCTCCTATAGATTTAGAGATTCCAAAAGTCCTCGTTGCGGCGAGAACTCTTTATACAATTCGACCTCCTTGGTCAGCCGAGCCAAGATTGCTTCTTCCTTGACCGCGTATCTTCCCAAGTAAACTTTCTTATGGTTATAAGTAATGCTGGCAACCCACTTCTTACGTTCTTTGTCGAAGTAGACGCCAGCGACACCGGATGTATTGCACGAATACAGGCTGCGATTCCTGTCGTTCTCAGAACGCTCGCAACATCGCAAATTTTTTTTCCTGTTATCCGCTTTGTTTTTGTTAATGTGGTCAACACATTGACCGGGTTTCGCGTGCATCACAAGTCGGTGGAATCGGACAAAGCGTCGAATGCCATTATAGAAGTAACTGCTGACGAGGTAACCGTCCTTGTCGCAATACCAACTGTCGCGTCCCTTTATGAGCGGCAAGTCCTCCAAATCGAATAAGAACTCGCTTGTCTTTATCCGAAGAACGCCGTATGTGTCGTGAAGTTCAATCTGCATTGCTTCGTCCAAGAGTAGCCGGGGGTTCGGCTAATTGTCTGTCGAGTATTTCTTTTATGGAATCCGCGCTAATTCGAAATGATGTGCATCCAATGCTGTTAAATTTATCTACGATGGCTTCGTCAATAAAGTCATCACATTGCCCCTCATCTGGGACTTCAAACCTGCACACTTTTTTGTGTAAGCATTTATCACATAACAATTATCCCCACCTCTTCACTGTAACCGCTTTCCGCATCGGTCGTTTTTCTAACTCCCTCAACCGATGTGCATAAGCATTGGTCGTAAACCAGAACTCACGAGCGTTGCT